AAAAGGCAACATCTATTGCGGTTGCAACTCCAATGCCTACTGGTGTAATTAAAAACACTGGTGCAGATTTATCAGAAGCCGAAGCTTTAGGAATTCTTAACGCATTTGAAAAATCGCGTAAGAATCGTTCAACGGCTTACATGACATCTACTTTAGATTATTCCGTAACTCAGTTCTCACCTAAGGACATGACGTATACGGAAAGCGCTCAATTCATGGCAACTCAAATCGCCAGAATGATGAACGTACCTGCATGGTATTTGTCAGCTGAAATGAATAACAGCATGACTTATGCCAATGTTTTAGATGAGCGTAAACAATTTGTAGACCTTTCGCTACGTCCATACTACGCAGCGATTGAGGACAGGCTCAGTCTCGATGATGTGACCGCTCGTGGAAATATTGTGCGCTTCGCGATAGACGACACATTCCTACGCAGTGATGCAATGGAAAGATTGAATGTCATTGAAAAAATGTTAACTCTAGGCTTAATTTCTTTAGAGCAAGCTATGGAAATGGAAGACCTAACACCGAACGGAAATAACATAAATGAAACTAACATTCTCTAGCGAAATTACGGCAGCCGATGAAGCGCGCCGTACCATTAGCGGAAAGATTGCACCTGTCGGCGAAGTGGGACATACATCCGCTGGCAAGGTTATTTTTGAGCGCGGGTCAATCCAGGTAGACGACCCGAAAAAAGTCTTGTTCTTAGAAGAACATAACGACAAAGTGAGATTAGGCCGCGCTCAATCTATCGAAGCATCGGAAGATGGCTGGTACGGAACATTCAAATTAAGCGCGTCAACAAAAGCGACAGATGCGCTTATCGAAGCCAGCGAAGGATTAAAAACAGGTATGTCAGTCGGTGTAGAAGTAATTGACTCACGTCCTGCTAATGGCGTTATCCATGTTCTAGCTGCGAAGCTAGTCGAAGTTTCTCTTGTCTCAAATCCCGCTTTTAAGTCGGCTGAGATTAAAGAGGTAGCTGCTTCCGAAACGGAAGAAGTTAAAGAAGAAAACCAACCAACAGAAAGCGAGGCTGTCGTGGAGAATACTCCAGACACCGTAGCCGTAGCACCTGAGGTAGAAACCCCTGCGGTAGAAGCCTCAGCTCCTAAGGTTACAGCTGCAACACCACGCGTGTATGCACAACCACGCATCGCTCCTATGACTGGCGCACAATATCTCGAAGCTAACATTAAGGCAGCTCTCGGTGATGACAATGCACGCCAGCTCGTACGCGCAGCCGATGATTCAACCAGCACTAACACAGGTCTGACACTTCCTCAGCACCTAAACACCTTCATCACAGACACCTTCACAGGCCGTCCAGCATTTGAAGCCGTTACTCGTAACGCGCTTATTGCAGAAGGTATGAGCTTCACAGTCCCACGTCTTTACACAAACGCTGGTACACCTAACGCAGCACCTACCGTTGCAGATACAAACGAAGGCGCAGCACCATCTGAGACAGGCATGACTTCAGCTTATGACACAGTCACAGTTGAAAAGTTCAGTGGCCTCAACCGTGTTTCTTATGAGCTCATTGATAGAAGTTCGCCTAGTTTCATGGAGCTTTTGATGGTCGAACTCCGCAAGGCATACGAGAAGGCAACAGATAACGCACTTATCGCAGCCTTCACTGCTAGCGGAACACAAGCTACTGGCGTAGCTGCGACCGCAGCTGGTCTACAAAGCTTTATTTCAACTGAAGCTGCAGCTGCATACAAGGGAACTGGCGGAGACTTCGCTAACAAGCTTGTAGCATCCACTGACCAATGGGCATCTATCATGAGCTACGTCGACGGTTCACAGCGTCCACTTTACTCAGTTGCATCACCACAATTTAACGCAGCAGGACAGGCTGTACCTACATCCGTTCGCGGTAATGTTCTCGGTACTGACCTCATCGTAGACCACAACATTTCTGTATCAGGAATTGTTGACGAGTCTGCATTCCTTGTTGCACCAGGTTCTGTATATTGCTGGGAATCCCCAACAACAAACCTACGCGTTAACGTTCTTACTTCAGGTGAAGTCGAAATCAACCTCTACGGCTACCTTGCAATTTATGTTGCAAAGAGCGGTAAGGGTGTTCGTCGCTTCAATCTCGCTTAGTAAGTAGTCGAGTTACCCCAGCGGCTCAGCCCTAGCCGCTGGGGCTAACATTAGAAAGGAAACCATGCCAGCCACATACGTCACTGAAGCGGAATTACGCGACGCGCTTGGTATTGGTCAATTATATTCGTCGGCATCTGTAGAAGATTGTTGCCAGGCCGCAGAAAACATAGTTAAAGCTAAATTAAATTTTAATCGCACACCTATTCTTGCGCACAGTAACGAAGCGTCAACTGGAACAATTTACTTCCAGTACCCACATCCATTTTATGTTGGTCAGGTCATTAATATTGAAGGCGCTGGAGCTAAATTTAATGGTAATAAAACAATTACTGTTTCTGCAGAATATTCAGTAACTTTTGCAATAACAGGTAATAACAATACGCCAGCACCACGCCATGACATCATTCCATACGGATACGCATACGGCGATACATACACAGATTACGCGCTACTTGATGAAGTACGCGAAGCTACTTTAATGATTGCAGTCGACATCTGGGCCGCTCGTCAAAGTTCTAATGCTGGCGGCATCTCACCAGACTTTCAGCCTTCACCATACAGAATGGGTAATACCCTTATGGCTCGCGTGCGCGGGCTACTTGCGGACCACTTAGCTCCAGGCGGTCAGGTCGGGTAATGTCGGCTATCTCTACCCTTCGTGGAACAATCGCGGCTGCACTAAGTGACAATACGGCCTGGCAGGTGTTTTCCTTCCCACCTGCCACGCCGTTAGCTAACTCAATTATTGTCGAACCAGGCGACCCATATATCGAACCATCTAACGACCATTACAAAACTGTTAAGCCTAAGGTTAATTTTAAGCTTATTGTTTTGGCACCTATGTTCGATAATCAAGGCAACCTTATTAACATTGAAAATTATTATCTAAACATTGTGAATAAGCTTGAGGCATCTAATATCGCTTATTCACTAGGAACTTTTACCGCGCCAGCTGTATTAAGTAATACGGCGGGAGAACTTCTCTCAGGCGAGGTAACTATCAGCGTTCTATCAGATTGGAGCTGAAATGGCTGATGCAGATAAAGAACGAGAGGCTTTTCTTATCAAAATTGGTCAGATTAAGCCAGTCGTAGAAAAGAAAGAAACAAAACCAACCGTAAAGAAAGATGAGGAATAGCAATGGCTGTTTTTCTTAACAACAAAGTCGGGTTGAAAATCAATGCTATTGACCTCTCCGACCATGTAACTTCCGTAACATTGAACCAGGCTTTTGACGAGCTCGAAGTCAGTGCAATGGGGGACTCCGCACATCGATTTGTAAAAGGATTGGAATCTGCGACTCTCACCGTGTCATTTTTGAATGACCTTGCTACCACACCTTCTTCATCTGTTTTGGATGTTCTTGAAGATGCTTACGGTTCAACCGTAGCTTGCAAGATGATTCAACAAAAAGGAACGGCTGTAGGTGCAGATAACAAGCTTTACACATTTGACATTCTTGTAAACAATCTAACGCCTATTAACGGTGCTGTAGGCGATATGGCTACAATGGATATCACTTTCACTGTAAACTCTGTCGTAACCGTAGCCGATACAGGCACGTTCTAATTTCACAAAGGGGCAATAATGGCTAGCTTAATAATCACTAGGGCAGATGGAACAAAGAGCTCACACCAGCTCACTCCAGCTATTGAGTATGCTTTTGAACAACAGTTTCGTAAAGGCTTTCATAAGGCTTTTAGGGAAGATGAGAAGCAAGAACATATCTATTGGCTAGCCTGGGAATGTTTACGACGTGCAGACGCTCCAGACGTCAAGCCTTTTGGCCTGGCGTTTCTGGAGACTCTGTCAGCCGTTGAGGTTGTGTCAGATAACTTCCCAAATGGCTAACGCGCGATTCCTTCACTTATAGAATTGCTCAGCTGAGTATCTATACTGGAATCGCGCCTAGCGAATTTATTAATATGGATAAAGATTTACTAAAAGCCTTTTACGAGGTTTTGAAAGAACAGGCGAGAGAGCGGGAAAATGCCAGTCGTAGTAGAAGGCGTACCAGAGCTTAAGAGAGCTCT